CCTGCATCTGCTATAACTGTGCCATCTGTTATTCTGCCATTCACTCCTGGAGTTCCAGGCACCCATGCGCCAGGGAAACCAGCATCTTTCCATGTTCCATACCAATATCCAACCGTATCAGCCACTGAGCTTGATTTCATAAATGGAACAGATTTTCCTGCATAATTACCTAATCCCGCCGGAGGATATTCAGCACCGTTTGAATCGCGGTGAACCCAAGAACCATCTTCACGGTATCCCATGTTTTCACCTGGCAACAATATAAACTGCATAAGCTCAATATTATTTGTGCCATCCGTATGATTGACTGAAACATTGCAGCTTGTACCCGCTGAATTATTGGTAATGTATAAGCCTTTTACATTGCGCTGTGTACTTGCCGCAGGGCTTGCTACCACCGTAGTAGTTGCCGCAGTTGTGATTCGCGTGTTGGTGCGTAAGGGTGTAATAGTCGTGCCACTAATGTCAACGTACGAGGCGTGAACCTCAATTGTTGAAGTGGCCGTGCCTGTGGTTATTTGAATCAGATCACTGGTTGAGGTAAGTAATAACATTTTAAGCAGTAAGTGCCGTATAAGTCAGGCTTGAGCAAGATACTGTATCACCTGCCGTCACGACTAAGCCGTTAGTCATATTAATATCAGAACCTGAAGCTGCTACCGCGCAATGAATAACTGCTGCGCCTCCTGAAGTTTGCAATGACGCAAAAGCAACAGTACCTCCAGCCGCATTGGTGTCTGCGGCAATAGCATTAGCTGTTGCAACGCCAGCGGCACTGGCGCCAAAAGCCGTTGCACTTAATGCTAGGTTGGCGACTGTCGCTGAAGGAGCCTCTACGGTTGAACCGGTAATATGAAATTTTAAACGGCCTGAAGCCCCAATGAGTGCCGTGACTGCATCGGTTGCTGCATTTCGTGCAGCGGTTGAGTGGGTAACTGCCATAATTATTTATCCTCTTTTGTTTCGGCCTGCAAGGCCTTTAACTGTTCTTCATTCACAAATCCAACCATCTCTACAGTTTTAGTCTCCCCTGTTTTTTTACTGGTCACACTGACTGTAAAAGAGACTTCGCCAATTGCTCCATTTAAATCTGCCATCACTAATCCTTATTCAAAATCTGTAACTGTTCTTATGACTTCTTGCGTTTTTTCATCTCGCTCTACTGATTGAACGCTTCTTTTATGCGCATTAATAATCACTTGCGCCGGAGGCACTTCAATATTGTTCGACATGGTAATTGGCGTAGGTTCTACTTTATTTTCAACCGTAATCTCAGCGGCAGCAACATTCACAACTGGCGCCGCAACTTCTACATGTGTTTCTGCCAGATTAACCGTGGTCGCTGCCTGATTGAATATCACATTAGGCGTAGGTTGATCCCGACTGGCTAAAATACCAATCCCGCTGGCAAGCCCAGCCAATGCTGCAACAGTGGCCTCGGCATTTTGGTTATCAGCATTTTCGGAATTATCGACAGGCGCTGACTCAGTTTTTGAAGTAGACTGATTGGCAAAGTTACTGCTGAATACTAAATTTTTGGCTTGGCTTTCTTTACGGAATGTATCAATTTGCTCAAGTACATCACGCGGATTAACACCGCGTTTACGCATCACTTCAACCTCACTCGCAAAGCCTGCCTGTACCAAATTCAACCATCCGGCAGCTTCTTTTACCGGATCGATCCACGGCATAGATTGTCCAACAAATAGCGCATCATCTTCAGTACCAGGCTCAACATCATGCGGCATTTTGATTGCGCCTGAAAGTTTTGCTGCTAAAACAAAACGCTCCCAGGTTGGTTGCACAAATTGTCCAACAAAATCGTCCGTCATGCAGGCATAATGAATCCACTGCTCGACTAATTCCTGACGTTGTGATGAGTAGGTTCCATTATAATCACGGCTGATACTGCTGTAACCTGCACCAATACCAGCGGCGGCGGCGCGTAATTGCCCTTGTCTGAAAGTAACGACATTGGGATTTGGGCGTTTGCTATCAATCAATCCGATCTCTTCGCCAATCGCCAGACTGTCAACAATCGTGCCAGGGCTTAATGAGATTTGGCTTGGAATAATATTGCCTTCTGAGTCACGTTCTGCGTTGTCCGCATCGTACATTTCAGGCGTACCGCGTTTTACATAAGCTGTGAGCATGGCGGCAATTTTTGCCGCAACGCGCTCGCTTTCTTCGTAATCCTTAATATCTTCAAGCCGGGTAATGACGCTGGCAAAGTCACTCACCCCTCGTAATTGTGAGATACGGTCAACACTGGCAATATGCAACATGCGTTCAGCTGGCACATATTTCATATTGGTTTTAAGTGAGGATAAACCAGATTCCAATGGGTCAGCTTTTAATACATAATAGCCAATCGAACGGCCCCAAGTATTTCGGGCGATGCCTTGTCTGATGCTGGCAATATTGCCGCTGGAAGTATTAAACTCATCATAATCAAGCGGCACCATATCTGGTTCTATCAGCTCAAGTGAAAATGGCACCGCCGTGCCGTGGTCTAAAAATTGCACAGGGCCTATAATGGTTTGGGCAAACATTTCGCCGTCACGAATCCATGTTTTAGCCGCCATCCGCTGTACGGCAGGCCAGCGGAATTGCCATGTGACTTCCGGCTTCTTTTGCCAGTCACGCCAGCCATCACGCAATGCTTTGGCATATTCTTCGTGAATCTCGTTAGTACCGCGTTTTCTTGGTTGAGGCTCTACACCAATGCCGTTAGGCCCAACGATGTTATTCACCATCGTGCGCAAAGCCCCGCGCACGATGTCGTGATTTTTCTCTAAATATCTGACTTGATTGCGAATCTGTTTGGCAGACATGCCAACAACGGTATTGGCAGATGCGTTTTCTGTTCTGAATTTGCGCTGTTTGGATGGTTTTGCCGCTTCATACTGGGACAGCACCTGACGCGCGGCCATGCGCTTGACTGCCGCATTTGGTGAAATGGCTGCAATAACACTTTCCAGTAAATTCATTGATCCAGCCTAAATGTAGAGAATCTCAAACCGCCGATTGATGGGGATTTTGCTGCACTGGCAGATTCTGAAGAAACCTTAGCCTCCCACTCCTGCCGGCCTTTGCGAATTTCTGCCAAATCCTCAAAACGTAATTTACGGTCGCCAATCGTAGCTTCTTTGCCTTGTAAAATGGCAGTTTCAGCCAAAATATAGGCCGCGAGCATATCAGTAGCAGTTGTCATATTTTCCTAGAGTAGCTTTTTTTATTTCTTATTTTTAGGGGGTAAAGCTGGAATTTCACTCAGCAACTCAGTCCGCACGTTGCGCTTTTGCATAGACTTAGAGCGAATACTGTAAACAGTCGAACTCGACACATGAAACTTTTTACATACCTCTAAAATATTTCTACCATTAAAGTTTTTTAATATAGCCTCATCGCGCTGGGATTTATCGACCGCCGGCCAATAATAATAATCTGCAGGGCGATGCGAGCCGATTCTCTCCATTAAACTGGTGGCTCTGCTAAGCGCATCATTCTCACTTAAATTAAATTCATCGCGCAGCCCTAAACTAAAATCATGTAACCATTGCGCTCTGCTTTCTGATTTTTTAATCATAATTTTGAACTCCATTCATTTTTGATATTTAAGTTTTGATTGGCGATTTTATTTCTACGTTTAACAGTATTGGCAGGGGCTGGAGCTTCTCCATTATTTTGAACATTCTCTGCCACAATAATAATATTTGGCTCAATCATGGCGGCACGCCTGTCCCAGTCTGATTTTTTCCATTTATGCAGATATAACTCTGGGTGATGGCTTGCAGCAATACTTAATACCCAGGTATCAAGCTGTTCATTGCGTTTGCCTTTTTTAAGTTCCCATCGGTTTTTTTGCGGGTTGAATGTTTCTGAAACTAATCCATCAAAATAGCTTTGGTCTAACTCAGTGCTAAATCTTACTTTCCGCTCACTTGGGTCTTTATCATTATCACCATTAAGTCGGTTATAAAGCAGGTGCTTTGCCGTATCGGCACCTACAATAAATAGTGCCACGCCTTTTTTAATGAGCTTCCCGCGTCGATTAATATCTTGCAGACTTGGTTTACCCAATACGGCTCTACCATAGGTGCTGGCACCTTTACAGGCAATGACTCTGCGTAATCCTAGACTGGCGGAGTCACGCACAAACTGATAGACCGCATGTGTATGATGGCCACCGGTATCAATAGCAGTCGCTTCAAGCTGCATTTTTATACCAAAATGATTGGTGAATTGTGCTGCCAGCAAATAATCAGCAAGTGCTTTCCATGTTTTTTCATCACTTGGATTGCCAAAAATCACATGGTAATCAATTGGTGCAGTTACATCATAGCGACCATGGCCAGTGATTTGAATTTCAAAGCGATCATCCTGAACGTCAACGCCAGCAGTTAAAGCTAATATGCCAATTGGAATTGTGCGCAGCTGATAAGGCTCTGCCCGCGCAATCAGTACATTGGGTTTTAAATCATGGCTACGGTCTGCATAAGTTTCACCAAGTCGCGTATTGATGAAGCGCATAAGTTTGGCTGGGTCACCTTGCGCAGCGATCCACTCATAAGCTAGTTCAGTCCAGCTTAAACCAAGGCCGATTGGAGAATAAAGTGCATTGATATGGTAGCTTTTATAGGAATTTTGTGGCGCTTCAGTAATCCATTTACCATTGGCCATCATTTCTGTTTTGTGGTGCTCATCAATGATGCAGCCATTATGCTCACAGTAATAACTAACTGCATCTAGGCGTTTAGGGTTTGCTGCGTTTTTAGTCCAGCGTACATTCGCCCATTTAAGATGCTGATATTCTCCACAATGTGGGCACGGCACCTGAAAATGTCGCTGATCCCCATTCTCGAATAGCTCTTCAATGCGGCTTGCATCTTTCATAGTAGGCGTACTAGGT